TTTTGCCGCCACAATGCCCACGGCCTGGTCGATTACAAAAGTCGCCCTGTTGTCAAAGTCGATATCCCTAGCAAAGTCAATGAGTTTGGCTTCCACAACCGAAAAGGGAGTGCCACGCGAAGCGGTGCAATCCTCCTGGACCATGTCGGCCCAAGAAAGTTTGGGAGCTTCCTCTTCAGGTTCCGGTCGTTTGCACTCCGGTTCAGGAGCACCTGAACCCTGAGCGTAAAGCCTTCCGATTCTCACAGGCCTGAAGTCTTCCTGCTTGCCCAATGTCACCAGGTTCCGGGTCTCTTGGAGCTTCTCAAGTGAAGTTTGGTGGGCGGCCATAATACCCTTAACCATGTCCATCAGGTCTTGGAAGCCACCGAACTGTTCCACTGGGTGTTGGGCAGCACCAAATTGTTTGATACCGATGCGTTCAAACGAAAGATGCGGTGACAGTCTACGCTGTTCCGGTGGTAGTGCGTTGAGTTTCTCGACGTCGAGCTTGCCATTAGGCCCCGTAAAGTCGGGACGAAGCGTAACCCTGACAGCTGTCCAACGCCGGCGCCAAGCCTCTGCAGAAAGCGAAGACTTAACGCTCTCGATAGGGTCGTTGCCAGTGGCAATAACCAGTTTGGAAACAAACTGTGTTCCTTTCTGTTCCACCGCGGCCATATTGACTGTGGCTTTGTTCATGGACATCCAAGAGGCAAGAGTGTCTATAAAATCCGGTGTGCCGGTGGGAAGTTCGTCGATCACCACGGCGGGCTGGCCATGGTAGCATGACTGGAACCTGTCGAACGGAGAAATAGGCGCCGAGATGTTGTTAGGGTTGGGCCAGTCCGGGAAAGCTTCGAGGGCAATGGACGAAGTCAATACAGACTTGCCGATACCGGGAGGTCCCATAAGGTATATCCCGGCAGGAGTGACTTTGATCCCGGATTCAATAGCAGCACGGGCCAGAACGACCCGGGTCTTCGCGAGGCCGATTACATTAGTGATGAAATTCCTACGCGTCTGGTCAGTGTCAACAACCATGTATTCGTGGGCGCAAGGTTCCACATCCTGGTAATATTTAACCACACGCTCACAAAGAACGTGATCCTTGCACGGGTCTTCTTTGTCA